CACCCATTGTCCATCATCATTAACTTCAAACATGGGAATTGAGTAGCCTAAATTAGCCATACACAACGATTGCCATACAGTAAATGATGGTGAAAGTGGATTCTCTTGCATCCAGTAAGGATCATCAAACCGCCTTACTCGTTTATTGGCATCTAATTGCCATTCGGCTACAAGACCTGAACTGAACATAAGTTGCTCCAATTCGGGATGTTCACCGCTTGCCCAGTTACCTAAAGAAAGTATTTGTCCTTCTTCTAAGTGTCTTGCCCAAACAAAGCGAGGATCTTCATTTCCTTTGCCACCGTCACGCTCTTCGTTGTAACGTGAGATCATTCCTGCTGGAATAGTTCCGTCTTGTTCCATTATGGATATGCGTGCGGAAACTTCTTCAAAAGTCATATGAACATGACCTGTTGTCGTGTCACATGGTGTGTAAATTGCATCGTGGTGCGCAACAGCCGATGAGGTTGTAAACGTCACCGCAAAGATAAGCAAAGCGGTCATTGCCTTTAACATAAGTTAGTCCTAATAAGTTATTAAATATGGTCAGATAGTTTCCGTGTCGGAGTCCTCTTATTGAGAGGGATACCTTTAAAAGTTTTCTCCGCCATAGGAAACTTTTTGTATATTGATAAAGATTTTTTAAATTTTTCCCTTGCTCCCGCTAATCTCGCTATCTCTTCTATTTCGATATCGTATAAACCTAAGTCGATACATTCTTTTAGCCGTTCGGGATTGGGTAATTTTTGTGGAGGACACTTGTGTTCTCCCATTGCTCTTAAAATGGCTTCTGCCGCTGTAAGCGCGGCGTTAACCTGTGCTTTAGAATTAAAGTCTCCTAAAAGGATCTCTTTATCGTTGTGCCTAATTACGGCACGAAGTTTGCTAGTTGCCACAAGTATAGAGTATCGAGTGCTTATGACTTTAACAACCTGTCAACCCTTATATTTTTCTGGTTTAACAAAAATCAAAAGAGATTCATGGGGAATTCTGTGTTCAGCGTTTTCTCCATGAGTCATTCCTCTTACCGGAATAATTTTGGTATCTACCTGTTTGAATCCTATTTCGCCACAAATGTCTGCATGCCACTGTGTAACAGGTTGAATTTTTCCACCTCTAATATGATCTTTTATATTGATTATGAGATGTCCACCTATTTTTAAAACACGCTTTGCTTCTAACCATGATTGCAAGTGAAACTCTTTATACTCCTCACCCCATTGCATGCTTGCAGAACTACCTTTAGTAAGTGGTCTACCTAAAAAATGTCTATAAGTGTATCTTTTACTATTGTCTTTAGACTCAAAGTTATCTGCCATTCGATTCCCAAAACAAGGGGATGTAACAACAGCATCAAAACATTCATTAGGGAAACCAGTTTTCAAGGAAGTACCTATGGCTGTTAATGCGTGTTGACAAGCCCATTCAGGTTCCAGTTCAATACCTCTTGTCGTGTAGGGAAGTTCGTGAATAGTTCCAATTCCTGCAAATGGATCCAATACAGTCAACTCTGGATCACTACCAAGAAACTCAATAACTGTATTCAAATGTTTAGCAGAAAATTTTGCTGGATGAGGAGGGGGTAATGGCGGCAAATCTAAATTTGGATCTGCCTCTTGGGTTTCATTATTCACGACTGGAGCCTATATTTCTTTCTTAGTTTTATTTCACGAGCGACTGGTTGACCCTCAAAAGGCTCCAGAAGTGTGGTTCCGGCTTTACCTTTATTCTTACCCATACCTACTTGATCTTTTTTGAAAACAGTAAGAAAACCAAAAGGTGTTTTATAAACATCCCGATTTTCATCTGATTCAACTAATTCGTCTTTACCCATGTGGTGTGTTCCTCCAACAGTGTTTAGAGGGGTTCCAATGATGTGCCCCTGATGTATAAAATAAATGTGCGGCTACGCCAACATTGGCGATTGGATCGAAAATGGAATATCCACCAAATCCTGCATCCCACGCACGACCCTTACGATAACCCGTGTCCCAGTATTTTTTCAAGTGCTGGAACCAACCTACGGCAAGAGCGCTACTAATTTCCTCGTTGAATACGTCATCGGGTTGCCCTGAACTCTCGCAAAAAACGACGCGAAAAGCCCAAGCACGATCTTCGGGAAGGAAATAAGTTCTAATCAAATCATCTAACGTAGGCAAGCGATCACAAGTGTATGGATTGGGCAAGCGACCTTCACATCCCGTTCCATGCCAATAAGGATCTTCTTCTTCGTTTAGATAATGAGGATAATATTCATGTAATTCTTCGCCCCAGTCTGATGGGTACCATAAACGGATTGCCGCTAATGGTCCTCCTAAACTTTCTAGATGGGCACCTCGGGTGGCGGGTCCGTAGATGCCGTCCACCTTTTCTAGTCCTAATGCTTCTTGAAGAATTTTAATCTCAGGACCGCGAGAATAAAAAGAGTATTCGGTCTCCAATACTTGTTCAACCATTTCTTCATACATTTCATTAAGTTCTGTATCTATTCCTTCTTTATATGTGCCAACACTTAATGTTGTTGTTGTCGTAGTTGTAAGAACAGTTACTACAGATGCTTGAATGCTTGTTGTAGTTGTTTGAATTGGTTCTTCTTTAGATAAAACGCTAAGAACCGTTGTAGGAGAAGACAGAGAAAGTCCACTTACTCCAAATGTTGTATTTTCTTCGCCCCCAAAACAGGAAGCCGTCCACGCTAAAATAGTTATGACTATTCCGGCTGTAATTTTTGAAAGCAAGACCACTCCTCTCTACTCTCATTTATTTGACCTATACCTGTTGTTGCAGATATGATAGGTAATAGCCCTTAGTAGTGTAAGTCTACTTTACCGCCACAGGAAAGGCTCCTTATAAGGGTATACGGAAAATAGGGGGTTTACAACCCCGAAGGATGAACATGACTAAAACTAAAGAAGATTCTGAAAAATTTGAGATACCAGAAGATTTGATTGAAGCCATTGAAGTCAGTTCTTTTGAACGTCAACTACCACGACAAGGCTCACCTGTAATACATAAATTTTTAATGAATCCTGAAGATGAAAATGCTTTGAAAATGGCTAAAGAGTGGATTGACGCACAAAAAGCAATTTGGCCTAAAGTAGACGATGTGGTTCGTCGTTTACATAAAATCGCACCACTAAATGGAGAACCTTATCCAGAATGGCATCATCAACCTTGGTGGGGAAAATTGTGTATGGCTTGGTCTGATGATTTAGAACAAGCAATAAAAGAAGCAAGTGTTTGGTGCGATAAAAAAGAAAATGCCTAGTCCTCGCAATGCCCCTCGTAGAGAATCAGTGTCTATTACCAAAGTAGGCAAATATGGGCATGTTTTATGGGCACATCAATTGATATGTGGACACACCATCACAAGAAAACGAAAATCTCCTACTGGGGTATTGGGGTGTACTAAGTGTATAAAAGCATCCGACTTTGAAGAATTGGCACAAGGTCTTGCAACTCCCGTAGAAGTGCCTATGGATGATTATCTTTCAGAAGCCGAAGCCGAAGCGTTGAAAATAAAGGCTCTTTTGGCTGGTCGTTTTGATGTGGGTTTAGAGCAGGTTGATGTTGTTGTGCGTTCCAATATTAATGGAATAATGGAAGTTGACTCTGCGACAGTGACCTTCACTCGCAGGCAATTGAGGTACCTTAAATAATCGAAGTTGACGTTTCTTAATACTTCTTGTATCATTGACGAATGACAGAAGACCCCACCCCAGCAGAAATTTTTGAAGTCTTTCAACATTGGGTGGCTACTTGTAGGACAAGTGCGCGAGGACGCAAGCCAATACTGGGCGATAAGCGAAGACGTAAAATTAAGCAGGCTATTGCCTTGTATGGAGTTGAAGATTGCAAGGATGCGATACGAGGTGTTATTCATTCTCCGTGGCACATGGGACACAATCCACAAGGAAAAAAATATGATGACATTGAACTCATATTGAGAGACGAAAAGCACATAGAGATGTTTTTAGATTACGCTGACACGGCAGATCGTGGCATTAAGGTTTTTGAACTTTATGCCAACGGTGATGAACCTTTTTAATCGCTTGTGGAAGACCATGAACTTGCAGCAGTTGTTAAAGATGTATCTGTTAATTGGAGCCTTCCCACAATGGGTCCGCAATATCAAGAACGATGCAAGTTGTGGTGGGAGTATCTCCACGATTTAGAATTTGATTTAGTAAATAGTGCCATTAAACAGATTATTTTTTTAGATCAAAGATTTGCACCAAGAGTAGGACAAGTAAGACGTTTGGCAATAGATATGAAATTAAAAGATTCGATTCCCTCCCCTTCAGAAGCATGGTCTCAATTTCGTTCTGCTATTGATGCTTCCGAATCTGGCATTCCTTTTGAAAAGCCTCATAATATCGTCGGCAAAACAATGAGATCATTTCCTAAAAATGGGGCTGGTTTAAGAACCAATTCTGATAGAGAGTTGTTTCTTTCTGCTTATGAAAGATTAGTAAAGAAAACAGAGATAGAAAGATATTCGAGTGGATCGGACTCCTGAGGTTGACCTTGTTCTTAGTCGGCTTAATAAAGTCCGTTCAATCAGTGGTGGTTGGGAAGCGTGTTGTCCTTCTCATTCTGATGACAAGCCTTCACTAACGATAGGCGTAGGGCGTGAAGGGCAGGTACTGCTTCATTGTCATAGTGGTGCCGCTTGTTCTTTTACAGATATTTGTAACGCTTTAAATCTAAAACCCAATGACTTGTGGCCAGAATCTAATAAGAAACCAAAAACACAATTAAGAAAAGAAGCCACTTACGTTTACGAAGATGCTGATGGAACCCCCGTGATGCAGGTTATTCGTTTTAAAGATGAAGACGGAAATAAAACTTTCCGACAACAAAGATATGAAAACGGCGAATGGGTGTGGGGTACTCAAAATATAAAAAAACCTTTATACAAACTTCCAGAAGTTCTAAAACAAATTTCTGAAGATGGCGTTGTTTATATAGTCGAAGGAGAGAAAGATGTTCAAACATTAGAACGTCTTGGAAAGGTTGCAACTTGCAACCCCGGTGGAGCAGGTGGTGAAGGACAAGATAAATGGTTATCAAGCCACACGGAATCTTTGGCTAATTCAAAAGTTATTATCATTGCCGACGACGACACCGCAGGTTTTGCACATGCTAGCCATGTAGCCGCAGAACTTAGAAAAGTTGACTCAAAAGTAAAAGTATTTAAACCGACCAAAGGTAAAGACATTTCAGACCATGTGGGTGCTGGAGGTTCTTTAAGCGATTTAGAAGTTGTTGCTAGTGAAATTAGAGATGAATTCACTGCGGTGGTAGAAACTCTTGCAGGTCTCGATCACAGTATGCCTTTAAGTGTTCGAGTGAATAAGGCTAAACGCTTGTTAGAAGGATTTGAAAACGATGAAAACACTTTAGAAGAATCTGAACGGCTAGTGGATTGGGCAACCCTTATAAAAGAAGAAACAAACGACACCTTCGATTGGTTGATTCCCAATCTTCTCGAAAGACAAGAAAGAGTCATTGTTGTTGCCGCAGAAGGAGTTGGTAAAACTTATTTGGCTAGACAAGTTGCTTTGATGTCTGCGGCTGGCATTCATCCATTCAAGCGAGATAAAATGCCACCAATTCGGACACTCTTTGTAGATTTAGAAAACCCTGAACGAATCATTAGACGTACTGCTAGACGGATCTATGACAGGATTGAGAACTTCGGCAAAGCAAAAGAGATGGAAGCCCATCTCGTTGTTAAACCTGATGGACTCGACCTTCTTAAACCCAGAGATCGAAACAAACTAATCGAATGGGTTGAAACTACTAAACCAGAATTACTTGTTTTAGGTCCTTTGTATAAAGCCTTTATAGATCCGGGTGGGCGAACATCAGAATCCGTAACTACAGAAGTAGCAAAATTCCTTGACTATATTCGCCATGAATACGGATGCGCTTGCTGGCTTGAACACCATGCTCCTTTAGGCTCTGGAAACAGTAGAGATTTACGACCTTTTGGCTCTGCGGTGTGGAGCAGATGGTCTGAATTTGGAATATCAATTAGCCCAGACCCCACGGATCCAACCGTATTAGAAGTGAATCATTATCGTGGTATGAGGGATCAGCGTGAGTGGCCTACACGAATGCGTCGTGGGCATGACGATGAGTGGCCTTTTGTGGTACTGGAATTTCTAAATCCGTAACACGGTTACGTTCCCACAACAGGGTTGCTCCACATTCACAATTCAATCTAAATTTCCATAACCCTGTTTCTAATCCAGAGTTTATTGAATCACTTATATTCTTTTTGCAAGACGGGCAGGTATACATATCATTACCTCCGTTAGTTAAAAATAGCCTAGCACTACTACTACTAGTAGTGGTGTGTGGTTTTACGACAATTGACGCTTGTCGATATAATTACCGTTTTCATCTAAACGCAACTTTTGAAGCATGGAGATGGGTATTTCTCTCGTGCGACGACCTATTGTTTCTTCATATTTAATGTAGTCAGGTGGGTCATTGTCTTTGACGGCCTCCCAAGCCTTGTCAAGATCAATGAGTCCAAGAATTTCAACTTTCCGCAATTCTTCTTTACCATTGGTTGTTAAAGTTCTCGCTCCAAAAAGAATTGTGCCTTTACCTGTGTCGGTCTCTTTTATTTTTAAACCACCTCTTGTGCGAACAGAACGAACCTCAATGTTTCGCCCTGCATCTGCTATTTGACTTCTGTGTCTGTTGTGGGCACTTGCTGGCCATGCGCTTCCTGACCAATAACGATTAGTTCCTTTAGCCACAGCCAGTTCGCAAATACAAGTACGTTCGTTTGCCGTTCGGTTGTCTTCCATCGCACTTTTATTGCCTTGATATTGTTGAGCGTCTTCTTTGTGCCAATTCTGTGTAGTTCGGTAAGAGGCAACGGATATTGCATGTTGCCATTCCCATTCTTCTAGTTCAACAATCAGTGTTGCCTGTTCCTCTTCAGAGTTCATAAATAGACTGCACAACAATAGGTGTTCCGTCACCCATCCATGCGGAAAAAGTGTTGAAACAAAGAAAATCATATGCTTCTTCGTAATCCCACTTTTCTCGCCAAACAAGAAGTTCAATCATTTTTCCTTCATCGTAAACGAGAACAGGATCACCAGAAAATTGTCTAGATGCAATGCCAATAATGGCTTCATCAAACGAAGGGTCGCTAAAACGTAGCGCACTAGGATTTAACTCGTGGAGTTGTTCTAATGCACTTTCTAATTCAGTTTCTTTAGACATGCTCCACCAATCTAATTTTATGAATTACATCAGTAAGGTCAATTTCGTTTTCTAAAAAAAATGCTTCTATGTCCCAAATGCCCATATCTGTTTCATCTCTAGACGATGACATCATTTTGCTGTACGCCTTCCATGCGCTTTCTGCGTAGTAGCAAGCCGCAATAGGACGCGCGTTGCGAATCATTCTTAATGATCGGCTTGCACCATGACCTGCCATAACGAGTAAGAAAAAAGTAAGGCTTGGAGCACGGTTGACGCCCATGTGACAATGCACTAACACTTTGGCATCTGGGTTGTCCAATAATGCTTGAGTGTAATAGTACCAACCAGTTTCATACCATTCTTGTTCCTGATCACCACCACTGTC